ATACTATGTCTAATGATGCTCAAGTAAGTGCAGGTAGTATAAACTTCGTAGGACAGGTCTTACATTCTGTAAGTACAAACATACATGGTGGAAGTGTTACAAGTATACAAGGTCTACATGACTTTCCTAATGCAGATGGTGGAAGTGCTGGATTGTTTCCTTATAATGCAACTGCTATAGGAGCTAGTTTAAATCCAAGTAGCTGGTCTAAAGCAGGAACGCTAAGTTCAGCTTATAGAACTCTTCTAGGTGGAATAGTAGCATATAGCTACTTCTATGATTTCTATTTTAGAATCCACTCAAGTGCATACTTACTTAACTTTGGTAATATCATCGGAACTCAAACCGTAAATGTTTACCTATGGAACGCATTTTTTAATACTGTAGATATTACAAGTATTAGTGCGGTAAATACAACTGATGTAACTATATCTACAAGTTTCACTACTCCATCTACATTTACTTCTATGCAGAGTTCAACTGTAACTATAGGTGTAACACCTACAGGTAGTCCAAACTTAGCTGGAACGTATATATTTAATTTTGTCGGCGCACCTTTGTCGATATACTTACTTGGAAAGCGCGTTATAGTGTTTCCTTTTCCTCCTAAAGTTACGTTTGGAGAAAGTCGTAGTTGGGCTACTGATGTTATATCTGCTCGCTCTGGAGAAACTAGATACTCACTTCGCGATACTCCTAGACTTAACCTACGTTATGATTATGAGTTTCATTCAAGAGAAGACCATAGCCAAGCAGTTACTATGGCTAATACACTTGCGGCATATTCTGTAGGTTTACCACTTTGGTCAGATAACTATAAGCTCGCTAGTGTAACAGCAGGTAGCACAGATATATACTTTAAAACAGCTAATCTTGAATTTGTAGTAGGTTCTTCAGCGGTTATATATACAAGCTTTAGCAAGTATGAAGTAGTACAGATTGCGGCAATTTACTCAGACCATGTTACACTATCTAATACAGTTGTAGCTTCTCAAGGAGCTTGCTGGATTATACCTATTGTAATTGGTTACTTGAGTAATGGTTTCTTATTTTCCGATACGTCTAAACACGCAAATACTGCAAGTCTTGAAGCTACAATTGTAGAGAATTTTGTTTCTCCAGTATGGGTAGCACCTACTTACTTAGGTTATCCAATACTTACAGATACTCAAGTAGTTTCTTTAGAGCTATCTGGTGGCTTTAGACGTGAACAAAGTGTAGCTGATTGTACTTCTGGCTATATACAGAATGTAGACCAAGAATACTATAACAGATATAGCTATACTATTAGCTTTATTGCAAAGACTAGAGCAGAGTTATACTCTCTAAGAAGAAAGTTTGATTACATCAAAGGTAAGTATACTCCTTTCTTTCTACCTTCAGGAGTCAAAGACATAGATACTATATGGACTCTTAGTGCAGGTACAAGTACATTGACTATATATAGAGAGTTCTGGGACTTATACCCGCCACAGTATGTAAGAGTTTCAAATACGTCTTACGCTGATATGTTTACAGTAAGTTCAGTTGTAGTTATTGATGCAACTACTGCATATTTACAATTTACCACCAATGCAGTTAATACAATAAGCAATATTACTAAAATTGAGATAGTTAGACTTGTCCGACTAGACTCTGATACAGTTACTTTCACCCATGAAGACCGAAATGTAACTACAGTGAAAGTAGCAGTTATAGGAGTTATAGCATAATGGCAGAACTAATACTTTTTAATAACTCAGGAATTTATTCTGGGTTTACACCTGCACTTGTAAGTACAACGTACTTAGGTATAACCTATGCACCTACAATTGTAAATCGAAGTTCTATACATCTTACAGATAATTTTGCAAAGAGTACATTAAGTTTTACTTTTCTACGAAGTCATTACTTTGCCAAAGCTTTACTTTCTGAAATGCCTGAAATACCTGTTACAGTTACACTATATAAGAATTCTAATCCATACTGGCTAGGTAGAGTAGTTTCTGCAAAGGCTTCAGGTATTTCTATAACTATAGATTGTGAAAGTATCTTTACATCTATGGCGCGAAATGGTCTTAGAGCTACATTATGTCTAAATTGCCGTCATGTACTTTATTCTACAAATTGCAGTGTGTTACAAGAGAGTTATTCTAACTCCTATGCAGGTATTATAGCTACAAGTTCTGTTATCTCAGTACCTTTAATAGCTGGAGTAGCCGCAGGTTATTATAATTCTGGCATAGCAGTTATGAACGCGCAAAAGCGTAGAATACTTACTAATACAACTACAGATATAACACTTGCTAGTCCATTTACAGGCACTCAGGCGGGTGTAATTACCTTATATCCTGGATGTGATTTAACTGAAACAATGTGTAGAACTAGATTTAATAACTTGCCAAACTACGGCGGGTTTGCTAGAATACCTACTAAGAATCCTTTTGCATCTAATGGAGTGTTATAATGAAATTTTCTTTTTTTATGCTACTAGACCCAGTGCTATATATGCTCTGGAAGATGTCTAAAGGTAAGAAACCTAAAGAAGATAAGCCACAGAACTTAGAAATACCTACTCCAACTATTGGCGCATCTATACCAGTTCTATTCGGAACACGTCCTATGGATGCACCACTTATAGCTTGGTATGGCGACCTTACTATACTTAAAATCCAAGTAGATGGTAAAGGTAAGAAAGGTGGAGTATCTGGCGCATGAAGACTATATATGAAAGAGTTGCTGAAGAAGACCTTAGACTTACTATATCAGATGCAAGAGAGCATTTTAAAGGATGTATTCCAGGTTGGCAAGTTTTCTGTGAAGCACATGGGTTTATTTGGAACAACGTAGTACGTCATGGTCTTTTAGCTAGTGAACTACTTGCTACAGAAGATGCTATGGCTATAGGTTTGGTGGAGTGGTATTATGGGCGGTAAATCAGGAGGTAATAAAGCTACAATCTCGACATACTATGTAGGTATGCAATTTGTCCTATGTCACGGTCCGATAGATAGTATAAGTACAATTTATGTAGATACTACAAGAACTGCATGGACTGGCGTTAATACAGGTACAACACCTATAAGTATAGACAAGCCAGACTTGTTCGGAGGTAAAGAACGCGAGGGCGGAGTTGTAGGTAAAGTAGATATTTGCATGGGTAGTCCAAGTCAAGGTCAAAATAGTTACCTTACAGGTGTCTTAGGCACAAATATACCTAACTTTCGCGGCGTAGTAACAGCAGTGCTGAACAGAGTTCTTGTAGGTAATAACTATTACTTAAAACCTTGGGGTTTTATAGGTACAAGAATACATACCCGTAAGAATGGTCTAGGTCAATGGTATGATACTAAAGCTGAACCAGTTACAGGACTTATTAATGCAGCTCATGTAATACGGGATTGCCTTACAGATACTTCTTGGGGACTTGGTGTTAATGAAGCTCTTATAGATGATACAAGTTTCATCTCTGCGGCAGATACTTTGTATACCGAAGGTCTAGCTTTTGGCTTCTTATGGGATACTGAAATAACTATACAGGAATTTATAGTTGAAGTATGTACTCATATTCAAGCAACTGTCTATGTAGACCGAACAACGGGTAAGTATAAACTGACTTTACAACGTCAACTTAGTTCTACTACTGGACTTGTTGCGCTAGATGCTACAAATACAAGAGAAGTAAGTTCTTTTGCTCGAAAGAGTCTAGGTGAGTTATACTCTTCTGTAACTGTGAAGTTCTTAAACAACTTTACAAGGCAACAAGATAGTGTAACTGTTACAGACTCTGCACTTATGCAACGTCAAGGTGGCGAAAAGAATAAGAGTGTTACCTATTCAGGTGTTACTTTTAGAGACATGGCACAAAGACTTGCCTTGCGAGACCTAGGACAACTAAGTACACCACTTTATACTGCAACAATTGTATGTAATCGAGTTGCAGAGAACTTAAACGTAGGTGATGCTTTTACTCTTACATGGGCAGAAGACCTTGGAACTACTCTAACTATGAGAGTTCTTGACATAAACTTAGGTTCAGCGACTAAAGGTGAGATTACAATCAATGCAATACAAGATGTATTTACTGCGGCAACGGTAGTATACTCTGTTCCTCCTGAAACAGCATGGGTAAATCCAGTAAATGCTCCAATTGCAGTAGCTACTAGACTTATATTTGAAATACCATATTATACCATTGCCGTAGCTCAGGGTGATGCAAAAGCTCAAGCCATAGCTACAACTACAAGTTTTGTCGGTATAGCAGGTATTTCACCTACTGCTGATGCTATTTCTGCCTATATGTACTCTACTACAGGAAGTACTTATACTAAAGTAGCTAATATGGACTTTTGTTGCTCTGGGAATCTTAATGGAGCTATCGGTAAAACCGATACTACTATAAATATCACAAATATCTATGATATTGAACTGCTTTCAGCAGGTAGTTTTATACAAGTAGATAATGAACTTATACAAGTAACTGCTATAGGTACAAGCTCTCTGGCTGTAGTTAGAGGTGTTTTAGACACTGTTCCAGAGACTCACTCTAGTGGTACTAGGTTCTACGCATGGGAAGACTTCTTTGGTGCAGACCAAACAGGCTATTTATTTGAGACAGTTCATGTAAAACTTCAAACACTTACTGCACTAGGTACTTTAGACATAACTTCTGCGCCAGTAGATAATATAACTACTGTAGGACGTATGCACAGACCTTATCCACCTGGAAATTTCATGATAGATTCTATTCTATTTCCTGTAAGTAGAGGAACTAGCACACCTATGGTACTTACTTGGGCTTCTAGGAATCGTTTTCAACAAACTACAGGCTTAATAGGTTGGTTTACAGGTAGTATTACAAGTGAAGCAGGTGTAACTTACTCTTCCGAAGTTCGGCGCACTGATACTAATGCACTTTTAGACTCTTTTAGCGGTATAACTGCATTAACTTACACATATACTATAGCCTACGCAGGTCAAGTAGAGATTTCTCTATGGAGTGTAAATGCAAATGGTGCAAGTTTACAAAAAGTAAAACATAAAGTAATTTTAACTACAGGAACTATAGTTACAGAAACAGGTGTAGACATAGTTACTGAATATCC